CCGGCCGCAGCGCCGTTGTAGCCGACATACGCGAAGGACGACGCGGAGACGACGTCACGGAGCCACCAGTTCTCTCTGTTCGTGATCAAGTCAGGACGAGCCTGGAAGAGCGCGAGCTGGCTCTTGTCGATGCCGGTGTCGTAACCAGGAGCGGAGCTCCATGCCTCGTGTCCGTAGACCATGGACTCGTTCATTAGGTCGATCTGGCTGTCGTACCACGCCCAGCCGGATGCTGCACCGTTGGCCGCTGCATTTGTGAGCAGCTGTCTGTGAGTAAGCACGTGGTCAGCGCCGAAGTCTGCCTTGATTGTGGCCAGAGCATTGGCCAGTCCTGAGGTCTTCATCTTGCTGCCGTAATATCCACCCGTCACGACGTTGGAGTCGTTCATCACTCCGTTGTAGAGCGATCTATCCGGGAAGACGAGCATGTGGTGGGTGGTCAGCTCTGTGTCGCCGCAGTGCAGACGATAGTCAGCATGACCGGCCCAGTATTTTCTGCCGTTTATAGTCCAGTAGCCTCCGGTCTTCACGAGCTTGAACTTGCCGCTCCTGATGTCGCTGGACTGCTCAGCTGTGAGAGCATTTCCCAGGTCATGCTCATAGGGGAGCGCGTTCGCACGTGCAGCGCCGTCCGCTTTGAGCGCCTCGATGAGTCCGTCAAGGATCTCAATGTTGTCAGCGTTGTCGGATGCGAGTCCGAAGACTTCGTTGATCGCAGCGATCACGCTGGTCTTGTCTTCTGTGTCGAGCTCAGACAGGTCGCCCTGGATGAAGCTCTTGATGGTGTCGAGTTTGATGGACTTGACGCCGGTGCCATTTGCGAGTCGCACCAGGATGATGTCGTCCCCGCTGCTGACCGCCGCGAGGAGCGGTTCCTCGTTGAAGCGTCTGCCGTTTTCGATGTCGATTGTCATGCCTTTTTACCTCCTTAGTGTTTAAGCATACATATATTTCCAGTCGACCATGATCGCATTGTCATCGTCGTCCAGGATCACGTGACCTTCGTCGTCCATGAGTGGCGCGAAGTAGTCGTTGTGGGTGTTCATGTACTCGGTGAGGGTCAGCCTCTCCTCGTGGTTGTTTGTGATGTTGATCAGTCTGCCCGCGATGTCCTCATCCAGAAGATCCCGGACGCTTGCGAACCACTCGTTGAAGGCGTTCTGGCTCTGCCTCTGGAACTCCCTGAGGCTCTCAGTGATCTCCGTGAGGTTTGCCTCGCCTCTTGTTTCGAGGTCTGTGATGTAGTCGTTGATCGTGGTCGTGTAGGTGTTGTAGGCCTGCTGAGCCATATCAAGGAATTCGTCATAGCTTGCCTCGGAACGGTCCACGAAGTCCGCATAGAAGGCATTGAACTGAGCGTAGAAGACCTCAGTGTCAATGCTGTCAATGAACTGGGTGATATATCCGCAGACGGAGCTGTCCGCTCTCGTGTCCTGGATGCAGCTCTGACTCATGACCGCCTGGTTGGTGTTGATCGTGATCAGTGCCAAGCCCAGTTCGTAGTAGTCACCGCTTGCCGGCTGTAAAAGCTCAGGCGGAACGGGTGACGCTGCCGGAGTTCCGGTCTTGATGATGATCTCACACAAGCGCTCCAGGTAGTTACACCGGAGCACGACCCTGTCGATCCTGCTGTATTGCGTTGGTGCTGTTTCCAGCTGGTAGATCTCCTCCGCCGCATCATAGGCGAAGGCGCCGTTGATCAGGCCGAAGCCCGGGCGGATCTTCACTGTCAGGCCGGTGTCACCGGCGAGGACCTGGAAGCAGTCCGCTGGCCTGGCCAGCACTCCGTTGGTGAGCAGCTTCGCGAACAGAAGGCGGAAGAGCTCGGAAGTCTCCGCTCTGTCGAAGATAGGCATGCCCTCGGAGTCGACTCCTGTGATCTCGGAGTCAAAATAGCCGTATCTCATAGCCATGTTATAGTGCCTCCCTTTTGATTATTTTCACGATGTTGGTCGTGGCGTCGTTGCCGAAGATAACGCTGAGCGTTTGCTTGCTTCCTTCGTAAACCTCCTGGATCTCGGTGATCCTCTTGATGGTCTCGATGCCGACGTCCATGTATCTGTAGGTGCAGAGATCTCCCAGATCGAAGTCGGTCATGTAGACCAGGTTCGCATCCGGATCCACGTCACTGTTGACGGTCTCCACCTTTTCGTACTCCGCGAGCTTCTCCAGCCCTCTCTGCCTGAGCAGTTCCCTATACTGGGCGGCTGTGTATGTGTGCTCAGTTCCACCTTCGTCCTGGTATGTGCTCTGCAGGTCTCTTGCATCGACCCAGAGCTCCCGGCGTTCTTCGTCCTGGCTGGCTCTTATGTCAACCTCAACGATGACCCTGGCAGCGCCTTCTCCCTCTCCGGCCACGTAGGCGAAGTTCTTGCAGTCTGACTCGTCCCTGTCATAGACCGCGTTCTTGACGTTGTAGAACTTGTCGGAAAAGATCGCCCAGCTGTTCACGTCCTGGCTGTCTCTTCTGTCCTTGCCTTGCCAGAGCTCAAAGGAGAGCTCGTTGGTCAGGTAGTTGTAGATGAGCCGATGACTGAGCTCCTGAGTCTTCTCGATCTCGTAGAGCTTGTCGCCCAGGTGCGCCCCCGTCGAGGTGACGGTGATGCTGGTGCCGAGGCCATGCGCTTCTCCCAGCTTTATCTCTGGGAAGCGTCTCCCGGAGTCCGATGGGTTGATCAGGTACTTCTGCACCAGATAGCGCCCTATGTCTTCCGGTGTGCCGGTCATGTTTAGCTGTGTATTGAGCACTCTGTTGTTGAGCAGCTCCTCCGAGAAGTAGCCCTTGCAGTAGGCTGTCCTTGCGCCCTTTGCGTCCCTGGCGAAGTTGACCTCTCGGATCACGCCGAGCTCTGTGCGATCGCTCCGGTATAAATAACGGCCGGTGTTCATCAGCTCAAAATACTCGGCGGGAGTGTAAAGTTCAAAGAGACCGGGCGCATAGTAGCGCCGATCCCATAGCAAAGTATTGAACACGCTGACGATGCCAAGCGTGTCGAAGTTTTCGTCTAAAATTATTAAATTCATAGGCTACACCCCCAGATACTTCGGCGTGTAGAACAGATTGACGTCCAGGTTGGTGTAGTTCTCGTCTGCGTCATACTCCAGATAGTTCTCACCCACGGCGAGCTTGAAGGGCTCACTCTGTCTGTCGATGTGCTGGTAATAGTTGACGCCGTTCAAGGTGATGATCTGGTGCCTGTCGTTTGTATCGATCAGAAGGACGTCCCCCTGCTGCATGGCCACCTTCACCCTCATATACTGACCGGTGCCGGTGTTCGTGATCTTCGGGTTGGTGACTGCTCCCCTGGTAGCAACGAACTGGATCTGCACTCCGGTCGGAACGTCTCCATCGTTTGAGAGCACAACCTCCTTGTGCAAGGTTCTGTAGCCCATCGTCATGCCTCCCAGGAGAAGCCCACGAGCTTCCGGAGGATAGTCCAGCTTGCCGATGGCCACACGAGACGCCAGGACTCTCCACGGGAACGCGAAGAGCGGGCTGATGTTGGCCATGTTCTTGCCGAAGTTATCCACGTTTAGCATGTACGGATCCGGGCAGATCAGATCCACCATGATCTTGAGCTTGGTGTCAAGGTTGGCCTGCTTGTTGAAGCTCCACCCCTCCAGCTCGTACTCGATGTTCCTGCTCACGCCCAGGTTGGTAATCAGGGCCTTGCCGGTGTACTTCGGATTGAAGAATTTGATCACCCTGGCCCTGTTCTCCGGGTTGTTTTTTGCGTTTCTGAAGCTGGCCTCGATGCGGATCGGTCTCGGTTTGATCTTTTTACCGTCAACCGATGCACCATCCACCAGCGCGTTGTCTGATGTGCTGATCTCGAGGTCGGAAGACTCCAGGCCGGACACTGCTGTGATGTCAATGTCCTCGCCTGGTCCCATGCTGAGGGTCTTCCCGTTGCAAGTCAGCTCTATGCGTAATGTATTTATTGTCATTTCACACCTCCAAACAGATTGCGAGCAGCCTCGCGCTGTGCCTTGCTTACTTCGGACGGTGTGGCCACTGGCGTGTTGTAGGTGTTCTCCTGCTCAATGTGCTGGTCGTAGTAGACAGTCGTGCCGGCTCCGCCGATGCTGTGAGCTGAGGATCCGGCCATGCTTGCGGTGATGCCACCGACTGAGGCGCTCATCTCTGCCCGCATAGCTCCGACGAGCTCGCCGGCTCTGTCCTTCATGGCGTCGATAGTGTCCGGCATGGTCTCTTCCATACCTTCATCGATGCCCGGAGTGATCCATCTGCCGACCTCATCGCGGAACGCCTTGGAAGGCGACTCGATGCCGAGTGCACTCTTCGCACTATCCAGGAGGCTCTTGGCCAGGTTGCTGACCTTTTCCTTCAACCAGTCCCAGCCTCCGCTGATACCGTTCCAGAGTCCCTGGACGATGTTGCTGCCGATCTCCTTGATGCTGTCCGGCAGGCTCTTCAAGCCGTTGACCACCGCATCGAAGAGCGACTTGGCCGCGGCCGCACCCTTTGAAGCCAGCTCTGAGCCCCAGGAGACAACCTTCTGAGCTGCCTGGCTGAGCACTTCCCAGATCTTTCCGGGGAGCTGCTGGACGATGCTCATGATCCTGCTGATCATGTTCGTCATGGCTGTGGATGCGTTGGAGAGCATCTGCTGACCCCACTGGATCAGCCTGTTGACTGTATTGACCAGGTGCGTCCATACCTTGTCCGGTAGCTGCTGCACGATCGAGTTGATCCTGCTCAGCATATTCGTCATGGCTGTGGATGCGTTGGAGAGCATCTGCTGACCCCACTGGATCAGCCTGTTCACTGCATTGACGAAGTGGGTCCATAATTTTCCGGGAAGCTGCTGCACGATCGAGTTGATCTTGCTCAGCATGTTGGTCATCGCTGTCGATGCATTGGAGAGCATCTGCTGGCCCCACTGGATCAGTCTGTTGATCGTGTTGACCAGATGCGTCCATACCTTGCCCGGAAGTGTCTGGACGATGTTGATCACCTTGTTGACCATGTTGGTGATCGCTGTCGATGCCTGGCTGGCCATATTCTGACCCCACGCCAGCACCCTGTTGAGTACATCCTCAAATACCTGGGCGGCTTTATCCGGTAACGACTCGAGACCGTTGAGCATACCCTGGACGAGGTAGTCGCCCTGCTCTGCCATGACGGTCGAAGGCGAGTTGATACCGAAGAAGGACTTGATGCCTCCCAGGATAGAGCTGCCGAGGTTGACGGCTGCATCCCATAGAGCCGAGGCTCCGTTTGCCAGGCCGTTGACGATGCCGTTGATGATCTCGGGCACCGCTTCACCGAGCCCGATCACGATCTCAGGGATCGCCGTGATGATATTCCAGAGCAGATCCTTGGCCGCTGTAAAGATGGCCGGCACCGCATCGATCAGGCCCGTGGTGAGGGCCGTGATGATCTGAGGAAGTGCATCGACCAGCGCCACCACGATGTCAGGGATCGCATCGATCAGCGCCATGAAGAGCGTGATCGCCGCCTGGGCCAGCTGAGGAACTGCGCCCACGATGCCCGTGATGATGGCCGTGATGATCTGCGGCAGGTTGTCAACTATCGCCTGGACGATTGTCGGGATCGCTTCAATCAGAGCCATCAGCATCGTGATGGCCGCGTCGAGGATCTGAGGGATCGCGCTGACGAGGAAGTTGATCAGGTTCGTGATAATATCCGGAAGTGCCTGCAAGAGCATCTCGATGATGACGGGGATCGCGTCCACGATGGCCGTGAACACCTCGATCGCACACGCCAGCAAAGTCGGCAGAGCCGTCTGGAGCGTCTCGATGATCGTGTTGATCAGACTGAGCGCCGCTTCGATGATCTGCGGCAGGCTATTTATAATCCCCTCGATGATGTTGGCCACGATCAGGATCGCGGTGTTGACCAGCTCCGGAAGGAAGGATGCGATCCCGGTGACGATCTCCGTCACGATGGTGACGCCTGCCTCTACAAGCTGGGACGCGTTCTGTCTGACTATATCCAGGAGCGTGGTGACGATAGTCCCGGCGCCCTGGATGATCTGAGGGATGCCCTCGATCAGTCCGTTGCAGAAGTTCTCGATCCCGTTATATGCGGCCACTCTGATCGAGCCGATGTTGCTCGTCAGATTATCCGCGAAGGTTGTGATCAAAGTCAGAGCAGCCTGACCTAAGGATGGAAGGATCGATGCCACCATGCTGGGGATCTGCCCTGCCAGAGTGGTCACGAGCGCCGGAAGCGTCTCGGCCAGTCTCGGGATGATCTCGTTCAAGTTGGTGACGATGTTCTCGGCCGCTGTGCTGAAAGCATCAGCGAGCTGCTGAGCATCGCCGGATCCGTTCATGAAGTTGTCCCAGGCAGCCTTGGCCGCGTTCATCGACCCCTCAAGAGTCGTTGACGCTTCCTTTGCTGTTGTTCCAGTGATGCCGAGGTCTTCCTGGATCACATGGATCGCCTGGTACACGTCGTTCAGGTTGCTGATGTCATACTTGACGCCGCTGATCTTCTCAGCATCAGCCAGGAGGCGCTCCATCTCGGACTTGGTGCCGCCGTAGCCCAGCTTCAAGTTGTCAAGCATTGTATAATTTTGTTTTGCGAAGCCCTGGTATGCGTTCTGGATCGCACCCATGTCGGTGCCCATCTTGTTCGCATTGTCTGACATGTCGATGATCGCCATGTCTGCCACCTGGGCCGCTTTTTCTGTATCTCCTCCGAGTGACTGGAGCAGGGAAGCTGAGAAGCTCGTCACCGTGCTCATGTAGTCATTGGCCGAGAGTCCGGCCGTCTCGTAGGCTCTATTCGCCGAAGCGATCACTGCATCCGCAGCGTCTCCGAAGAGCGTCTCAACGCCTCCGATGTTCTGTTCCAGGGAGCCCACACTCTCGAGAGCTGACTTCCCCAGGTTTGTGAGAGCGTCCACCGCTCTCGTCATCATCTGGCCGGTGAACACGCCCAGCGCCTGCTGGGCGATGCTTCCGACCTTACCCATGCCTGACTGTAGTCCATCAGTTTCCAGGCTGGTGTCAAATTTTAGAGTGCCATCTGCTGACATGACCGTCACCTCACTGTCTTAATAATGCGGAGGGGTCTCCGCCGTTCATTAGTAGGGTGTTGAGGTCACTCTCGAGCTGTAGCCGGTCAGCATCTTCCGGGAGCGCATAGATGCGCTTCATCTTCTCATAATGCTGCCGTTGTTCCGTTGTAGCACTCGCCGGGATCTTCATCGTCCTGTAGCCGATGATCTTCACCATCTGAGTGTCTTCCGGAAGCGATCGAAAAAGAGCTCGAAACTGCCACCAGTGGAGTGTTTCCCGCGCCAGGTCTATGCCATAGGCTTGCCTAAACGCGGCGTAGATATAGTCGGCGTCATGTTCGTAGGAGTAGGGCGGATCTTCTCCGCTGCCTGCTTCGTCGGTGTCCTTCGTCTCGGTTGGATCCGAGCCGCATCGGTAGAACCAGATCAGCCGGTTGACTGCCTCAGGTAGTACTTCGTAGTCGAAGACCACACCGGGGAAGTACAGCTCGAGAGCTGTCTGGAGCTTGTCCGCGTCGTCCAGGTTGTGATCCTGGAGAACCTCCTCGAAGAGGATGCCGGTGCGGAAGCCTGTGCTGATCCTGACCGTCTGGCCAGCGATCTCGACTTCCTCAGGTAGCCCATCGATCAGAAGGTTCAATGCTTGCCTTTGTGCCCGCCTTTAACCGAGACGAACTGCTGGGCCTGCTGCTGTCTGATCGCTGCCTGCTGGCGCTGGGTGTACTTGTTCGTGAAGTCGTTCAAGCGCTTGCGCTCGGATGCGGCCCACTCGTTCACCTGCTCCATGGCTTCGAGGTGTTCCATCACATTCATGCGACCCTCGAAGAGTCTCTCTGCAGTACCTTCGCCGAAGATCTTGTCGAAGCACTCGTTCGTCACTTCGCACTGTGCGCGATAGTGTTCGGATGCTTTGGTGTAGCCTGCCGTTTTGGCCGCCTGAGCCTTGTCTCTCATCTCGATCATCGAAGACTCAAAAAGATCCATGAAGTCTGCATCCATGAGGTCGCCTTGAAGTGTTACGCCGTTGATAATTAAATCCATATTCTGTTGTCCTCCTAACTGGTCAGCACTTATAAAAAGACAGCGCCATGCCGTGCTGTAGCATGACGCTGTCCTGGTCGTTTCCTGTCTATGATCAGGCGCACGTCGCCAGTGGTTGCTTGTATGACTTAGCCGTTGGCGTCGTCATAGGTGCCGGTGAAGTCTCCGGCTGTGAACTGCTTGCTCACGGTATCAAACTTACCCTGTACAGGATCGCCGACAGCGTGAAGAGTTCCGGACACTGCGATCTTCTCACCGCCGCCGCCCTTAAAGTCCTTGACCTCGTTGGCCACGATGAACTTGCGGGCCTTGTAGAACGCCTCGGTGACCTGCCCGGTCTGAGGATCAATCGTAGGCTCGCCCACGGGGTTGAAGAGATCCACGCGGATGTACTCGTGCTGAGCTGCGTCTCCGGTGTGGTGATCGCGTCCGTCCTTGTAGAGTGCGAGGATCGCCTTCTGTGAAGGGATCAGGCGGCTCTCATATCCGAACTCGGTCTTGTAGCTGGTAACATCAGAGGAAGACGTCACCTCGTTGATGTAGGTCTCGTCGTCCGTCTGTGCTCCGGGACTCTCGTCCAGAGTTGTGAAGCCGGTGCCCATGAGCTCATTGGCCTCGCCCACCTTCAAATAGTCGGCGATGGTATTTCTGAGCAGGGCCGCACGGCTTGCATCAAAAAGCTGTAAATTGAACTTTCTCATGGCTATGCCTCCTTGTGATAATTGAGTTCTAATTGAATTTGATACCGGGCGTTCTGCATCGACTCGTCGAACAGATAACCAGGTGACAGCACCTTGATCTCCTCCGGGTGCATCCCTTCCGGGAGCTCCGGGAAGTGCCCTGCAGCGTTCTGAGCTTCCACCCAGTCCGCCAGGTCTTCGTAGAAGGTACTGTTGGCTATGTTCTGCACTCGGTCCATGCTGTAGTATTCCCGGCTGCCAAAGTTGAACTGGTAGCGCCTGTCTGAGCTGCCGTCGATGTAGGTCTCGATGATCGGGTCAAAGATCCCCGTCTCGATCGCGTACTCTGTCGGCTGATCGCCCAGAGCGTCCACGCGGAACGCGCCCTCAGACAGAAGCGGACACTCCAGGAAAAAGGCAGCCACGCCCTCAATGATTGACTTGACCATGTTCCTCCTCCTTTACATGTTGATGAGCTTCTGGATCTGGGCCTTGTTGGCCACCTTCATGCGCTCGAACCACATGCCGCCGCGTCTGGAGTCGTAACTCCTGGACTGGCTGGTGTTGTAGTACTGGGCCCGAGCATACGGCGCGATATATTGAACAGTGCCGGAGCCGATGACCGTCCCGAGCGTTCCGGATCTCTCCAGTGCTCCGGTCCTCTTCGGAACCAGTGGAGCACATAAGCGGAGGACCTCGCTGTCGATGATCTTCTGCTTCCCTTTTAGCACTTCATTCAGTCGAGGGGCGCATCCGGCGCTCCATATGAGCTGCGCCTTGCCGTTTTTTCCTTGTATGATCACACCCCTGGGGTTTTCGATAGGCTTAAATGGCATTTACTCACCCCCTATGCGCCAGTGCTGGACTGATCTCGAGCCTCTGATCGTGTTGTCCGCGTACTCCTTCACCGTTATGACGTCCGCCAGAGTGTCCTGGGCGAGCTGCTTCACTTCCTCGGCAGTCATTGCCTCAGTCAGCTCTGTCTCTGCTGTCAGGATGATGTCACCCTTTTGCAAAGTCCAGTGGGCTCCCAGATCGTCAACTGGCAGCGCTTTGAAGGCTTGCTCGTCAACGTAGGTGCGCCCATTCTGGACTGTTGCGTCAATCGGGATCCGCAGCTTGTAGGTCAGACTCTCAGAGTGCACTCCCTTGGAGGAGTTCGATCCTCGGCTCTCCATGAAAGAAGCGCTGCTGATGCAAGTCGGCCAGAACAGGTCGCGCCGGTCTTCGCCCAGGCGTTTATTAAAGACTGTTATGACCTTCTGCACATTCATGGCAGCACCCTCCCATCTTGACCTTCCGGCTGAGCCATCCGGTCGGCAGCAGGTACACCCTCACCGCCTCGGCCACCTTCTTGCGAAGCGTCGCCTCAGCTGTCTGGCCATCCTGTGCTTCCGTCACATAGGTGACAGAGTAGCCGTCGTTGCTCTCGCTCTTGATCCCGGCACCATTGCCGCCGGTCGCACTGGTCTGTTTTTCGCTGTAGTAAATAGTCTCCGCCGCCGCACACACCGCGAGCTTCACGCGGTCGTCCTCAGTCGCGAAGATGTCACCGTTCACGTAGGTGAGGTAGCTGATGGCCGCCTCTGCCTTCGTCTCGGCCTTGGAGAAGTCAGCCTCCGGGATGTTGTTCCCGAAGGTCTGACTGTAAAAAGCATAATCGACGTAGCCCATCAGCTTGCCCTCCTTCCGACGCTTATGATCCGCTCTTGAGAACTGCGAACGGGAAGCGCTGGTTCTTGTTGGTCTTGAGCGCATTGACAGGGTTCGGGATCTCCCAGCCGAGTCTCATTACCGCACGGAGCGCAACCATGTCGTTCTGCATGAGGTTGTAAGCGATCGATCCGTCTGTGTTCTGTACTACGCCTTCGGTGAAGAGCTTGAAGGTGATGTCCTGGCGGATGCTGTACACTAACTGAGAGAAGTCGCCGGAAACCATGAGGGCCTCGGTCTTGTCCCAGGAACCGTTGCGAGGGAAGTGCATCGCAGAGCCGTCCAGTGTGTAGTTGCCAGCTGCCTGCATGGAGCTGAGGAAAAGAGGACGCTGCTGCTGATCCTTCAATCCGCGGAGCTTAGATCTCATGGAGATGTCAGCAACGTGGCCGGTTACGAAGTAGCCAGAGTCCTCAACCTTTGCAACCACGCCGTTCTCTGCGAGGATCTTGTCGTAGAGGTTGTCGTTTGCTCCGAGAGTAGCGACTGCACCAGCAGCAACGGCTGTAGGCACAAGTCCCTGTCTCCAGTTGGTAGGCTTGCCAGTTCCGAAGAAGATGGCTGCATCGATAACCTTGCCGAAGGCTTCCTGGACGCGAGGCTTTACCTCTCCCCAGATGTCGTACTCGGAGTCGTCGAGTACTGCCTCAGGGATGGGAACGATGACAGCGATCTCTTCTGCGTAGATCGTCTTCTTGTCCCATGCCTGGGTTGTGGTCTTCTTCTGCTCAGCGTCTCCGTCTACGAAGTACGCGATAGGAAGAGAGTCAAGGACAGGGAGCTTGGTCTGCTTCGCTGTCATGTTTGCGAGCTTGCGGCCCATGGAAAGAGCAGAAGACTGCTCGATGGTGCCCTGGATGATCTCCTTCGCACGATCCTCAGGGATGAGGGCGTCTGCGTCGGTTCTGAAAATTCCGGTTGCATCGCTAACCGGTGCAGGTGTGGGATCGTCAAAAAGCTGTAAGTTGAACTTTCTCATGTTTTTATACCTCCGTATAATATCGTTGTTTGTTTGCATCAGTGACGTGCCGCTCTTCTGATGGCGTTGTTGATCGCGTCGTTGGTGCCCTGTCCGGAGCTGTTGCCCTGGTTGGACCCGTTCGTGCCGGTCGTCACCTTGTAGGTGGACCCACCAACCGCGAAGCGCGGGTTGTCTTTTAAGTACTTAGCGACAGCCTTCTCGAAGTCGAGCTTGTCATCCTGGCTCATAAGAGCGGAGACTTTGAACATGACATAGTCAATGTCCTCTTCTCTGACTCCCTTGGCGCGGAGTGCGTTGCTGTTCTTCAAGGCTTCCAACTCAGCACGAGCATCGTCGCGCTCTTTGGTGATGCTGTCGACGTCAGGCTTGCTTGCTGCCTGCTGGGCCTTGTATGCCGCGATTGCCTTCCCCACTTCGTCCTCGCTCATGCCCTGCTGTTTGAAGTAGGAAGCGAGTGCAGCCTTTTCGGCTCTCTGGGCTCTTGCGTTCGCAATCTCCTCAGCCTGCTGGAAGCTGTACGAGCCGCCGTTTGTTGCGTTGTTTCCTCCGGCGTTCGTTGCTGCCTGGCCGCCGTTGCCAGTTCCGGCTGTACTTCCACCCTGGGAACCAGAGCCGCCCTGACCGCCGTCGTCAAAAAGCTGTAAGTTGAAGATGTTGTGCTTCATTGTCTTTTTATTCCTCCGTTTTTGTTGTGTGCGTGAACACTTCCAGCTCATTAAGGCAGAGCCGTCCGGCCATAATAAAAGCGCCCGGGACGAGGACGCTCATACTATCGTTATTGTGTTTTTGTAGTTATCCTGGATCCGGTTGATGCCGATGTACCAGGTGTCGATCAGAGCCTTGCCGATCTCGTTGACCTGCATCCAATGGATGCTGACGTTGCCAACCTCCTCGACTGTCTCGATCTTCATGCCGGCGATCGCTTCCAGCCCCTCGATGAGTGTGAGGGTCAGCGCTGACACCGCCGCGCAGACTATATTCTGACCGGGCTCCACTCCCTCCGGTCTTGGCGCGTGACCCTTGACCGTTATGTCATGGAGTCCGAGATGTACCTCTACCATAACTTCCCCTCCTGGTATGCCTTCATATCTTCCCGGCGCTGTCTCTCCTGGCGTTCTCTTTCCCGGTTGACTGCCTTCTGATACTGTTCAGCTCTCCATTGCGCATAAACCTGAGGGCTCGGTGAGATCCTGCCCCTGGTCCTTCCTGTATAGACTCGCTCCATCTGCTCCGGCAGGTGCATCGCGTCGCTGAACTTTCGGTACTCCTCCAGCTGTGCCTGATACTTGCAGCGGGCGATCGTGATGTCTTCCTGATCGGCTCCGGCCTGACGCAAGAGCTCCACCTGTTCGCGCCTTGCTCTCATGGCCGTCTCCATCTGCCTCTGCTTCTGGGTGGCCTCGTAGGTGGTGTACTCTCTGCCCCGGAACTTGACCGGAGTGTTCTCCCTGGCGTTCTGCTCTTGCAGCCATTCGTCTGTGTAGAGCCTCTCACTGATCCCAGGGATGAACGGGTAGTACGTGTGCCGACAGTTCCAACCACATAAGCCGGGACCGGTTCCCAGTCCGCACTTAGTTGTCAGCTGCTCCATGGTGTAGACCTTGCCCTGCCACTCCTGGTGCTCCGGACGAGCTCCGGCGTGCCATGTCACCTCGAAGTACTGAGTGCCGAGCGCCTGGGCGTTCATGCTTGTGACCTGACTGGCCAGCTGGCCGAAGCCTGTGAGCAGTGCCCTCCGTGCAGCCACATCGATGCGGTTATGCCATCCGCTCGCGTAGTCTATGCCATAATCACGGCCACCATCGCTGAACGCGTGATCGGTGCGGAGCCCTGAGGCTGTCATGTCGCCGACCATACGACGGACCAGTGTGTTGTAATCATAGGCCCCGTTGGCCATGCCCGTGATGGCGTCGTCCAGGTAGCCGTTGTATATGTCAGACAGAGGTGTGAAGACTTTCCCGCCTCGGCCCATGTCAATCATGAAGCCCGTGGACTTCGTGATGTTGTACAGCTCGTCGTTTGACTGTTGGATGAGCGCGTTGGTGATCTGCTGGAGCTCCAGGTTGTCCTCGTATGGGATGAAGTCCTTGCCGATCTGCTCGTAGAGCTCCTTGTTCCTGGTGTATTCCTTCTCGATCACTTCCGCATAGAGCCTGCGGACTTCCTCCTCGTTTCCGTCCACCGCCTTCCGGATGAGCTCCTCGATGTCCTTGGAGCTGTTCCCCAGGATGACGAGGCGCTGGATCTGCCAGTCAGCGGAGTCTGTTATTGATCCCGCCTTCTTGACTCTCCGGATGATGTCCTCCATGATCTCCTGCTCGAGCTGTCTGTATTTTTTCTCTATTCCTGCAGCCAGTGTGCTGTGGTAGCTTTCGTCCATAAAATCACATCAGGATCCCGACTGCCTGATCCGGGAGCTTAGTGGCAGCGATTTCTTCACTTTCGCCGTACCACTTCGCACGGTACTCCTCCGGTCTCATGACTCCCATGGCTACATCCTGCCGGTCCTCCTGCCTTTCCGTTTGCTTGTCCTCGATGATCGAGTCATCGAAGTCGATGGTGATGTTGCTCTCTGCAACCAGTCCGGGCACGTTTGCGGTCATGCCGAGGCGGATGATCACACGGATCAGATCCTTCAATACATCCTCCAGGATGATCTCGTGCTTCCTGATAGTCCGGTACATGTCGGAGTTCTCACTGATGACCTGGGTGGCCGTTGTGATCGTTCCCTTCTCGAACCGATAGTACTGGGTACCGAAGCCACACTTGAAGCTCAGGAGGTTGAGGTCGTTGTTGATGGCCTGCTCATGCTCCTGGACCCTCAGGCTCATGTTGACCTCGTGCATGGCTTCCTTGGTGTCTTTGAAGTAGTCCTCCGGCAGCTGATAGAAGACACTGTCGTCCGGATCGAAGACCTTGTCGCCGTTGGCGTCAGTCAGCATCTCCGGAGCGACGAAGATCCTCTTGCGGCCGAGTGTGAACTCGTTCGCATAGCTGTCATACTCCAGATCGGTCTTGGCCAGCACGTCCACGCTGTTGGCGAAGAGGCTGATCCCCATCGGGTTGCTGTCATCCTCGTCCACATTGTTCACGATGTTGAGCTTATCAAGTACGAACTGAGGCAGCGGGGATCCTGTCTCGACTCTCTGAGCGAGGCCCTCGAAGTGCGGGATCTCGTTCCACTCTTCCGGAGTCAGCTCTCTGCCGGATCCGGACGTGCAGAGGACGACGCTGTTCTCGATCACGTACTGGTAGCCCAGGTCCTCACCGTTCTCTCCGGTCAAGGGCTCGAGCTTGTGATGCTGGAACTGTGCGTACTTCTTGCGCTTGTATGTCTTCTCAAATACGAAGACCACCTCAGTGACCCGGCTGTTCTCCCATGCGACCGGGAAGATGTTCTTGGCCACAACGTAGTCGATCTTCACATCCGCACCAACCACACGGCCCTCTTCATCGATGACCATGTTGGTGAGATAGGGAACATAGGCCACTGTCCCGCAGGCCGCTTTTCTCTCCTGGTACTCGTTGCCCTGGACGACGAAGTTCGCATCCTCCAGCACCTTCTTCACGAAGGCGTCCGTCTCAGGGTTCTCGATCGTGATCTTGACCTTCTCGTTGAGGAGCAGGTCACTGATATCCTCGCAGAGCTTCTTGGCCATGCCGAGGCTCTTCCTGTGACAGTTTTCATAGTGACTCGCCCCGTGGTAGATCCGGTACTGGTGGAACTTCTTCACGTTCGAGCGGTACCAGCTGTCCCACATGGCGATCTTGCTATAGAAGGAGCTGTCGATCGTGTCGATGCCCTTCTTCTTGAAATATTCAAAGATATTCATGAAATTATACCCTCCACTTCGTCCTCCTTCTCAGCGATCGGGAGGTAGTGCTTCAATTTTGACCAGAAGCCCATCACCAGGTAGCGGATCGCGTCCATGCAGTGATCGTCCACCTTGACCGGCTTCTCCTGCCCTTTTTCGATGCTCTTCGCGTCGTACTCGTAGAGACCGAACTCCCTCCGGGCGTTTGTCTGTCCCGGATCAATGGAAAGCATCTCGAACATCAGGAGCTTCTGCACCCTGGAGATCCCCAGGGCGACCTCGTTCTCCGCGTCTCTCAGCAGTACATTGTAGGGAGCGCTTCTGCAGGTTCTCTTTATTTCTTCCGCCAGGCCCTTCGCCGACGGATCAATGAACACGTAAAAGGTCGAGCACTTGTAGCGCTCGTGCAGGCCGTCCAGGAACTCAACGAAGTCCTCCGCGTACTTGCTCGGGCTCTTCTGCTTTCCGGTCTCCCTGCCGCTGTGGTAATACTCAGCCAGGCCCTCGAGCTTGTGCCTCTGTAGATTGAGCCCGGCCGCCTGGAAGGTCGTCGCGTTCTGTTGGCCATAGTCAACACCCACGCCGATCATCTGGTAGGCTTCCTCTTTTGTCCTGGCCACGTTCTTGTTGCCGAACATGTAGTAGATCAGCTCGTCGACGCCTATGCTCTCGCCCAGCCAGAGCCATCTCCACTGCCTCTCGTCTATCCGCCGGAGGATCTCGGCAGACTCCAGGAGCTTCTTGCCGATCCACGCCTCGGGCACGTCACGGTAGTCCACATGGACGTGGATGCAGTCAGGTCTCTGCTCCATCTTCTGAGTCCATTGAACGACCGGGGCGTTCGGGTTCTTTGGTGGGTTGTAGAGGTAGAGCATCTGGAAGCCTTCGTCGTTTCCTCTGATGAAGGTCGCCTCAATGTTCTGGAGCTCGTCCTCTCCTTCGCCCTGCTCGAAGAACTCATTGACCTCGTCGATCATGACCAGCTTGATCGGCTTGCTCTCGTCGATGATGCCCTTCGTGTCGTCAATATTATCGGAGCCGGTGAAGTAGATCGTGTTGCCGTTCTCTTTGAACGTGATCTCCATCGGGCTCACTGTGATCTTAAAAAGGCGCTCGTCAAGGCCCAGCCTCTTGATCGCCCTCTTGATCTCTTTGTACACCGTCTTCCTCAGCTTGTTGTGGCGCTTACGGATAACGACGGCGCTTCCGTCAATATCCTGCACCAGCTTGAAGACTGTCTCGATCGCTGCCTCTGAGGACTTTGTCCCGGCTCTTCCGGAGGTCAGGATCTTGTGGGTGTGCTCCGTATCATTGAACACGTCCCAAAATTTTGGGATGATCAGGTCACTGATCCGGATCACTTGCTCGTCTTGTATCATTGACGATCGTCACCTTCTTGACCTGGTTGCTGTTATCCCCGAGCTTATTCCTCAGAAGCTCGAGCCGTAGCTTCTGTTCCTCGGTGGCGTTCTCTCCGCGCCCGTTCAGCATCTCATCATACTGTTTTATAAGGCCCCTCAGTGCGCTCATCGCTGTCGCCTGGGCCTTCATGAAGTTGGCCTGCTTGTCCCATGCCTGCTGGATCTCCCAGGCCGTTGTGGATCCGTTCTCCCCGAACGCCTCCATCGTGATCTCGCTGGTCTTGTCGTCCTCGTCTTTAACGAAGGCGATCTTTTGAGCTCTGACGATGGCCGTGTATGAGAAGCGGATCTGATCCCAGAGAAGATCCAGCGGATCAGCGTCCTCGATTTCCTCGAAGATCTCCAGGGTCTCTTCCGGGAGGTACTTGTTATAGAACCCGAACTTCCTGGCGTGCTGGTTCCTCAGCGGGCCACCTTTTGCGTTATGGTTCCCCGGCTGTGCGCCGCGCTTCCGAACGCTCGCTTTTTTCTTTTCCGAACGTTCGCTTTTGCATCCGTCCCAGTCGTAGGAGTGTTTCCATCGACGGACCGTTCCCTCCGGCAGCTCGAGCTGTCGTGCTATATCCACAAGTTTGAGTCCCTGCCGATAGAGCGCAAGGGCCTCGTCCGCCTTCGCGTTCTTCGCCTTCGGCACGGTCTCACCTCCTTGCTATTCGTTGGTTTTAGAACGTAAGAAGAGCAGGCCCTCGCCTGCTCTCTCAATTCGTTCACGATATAATAATATCACATATTATTTTCTCATTCTTCTCATCTTTGTCAGAAGTCCTCCAGACTGCTCTCAAACGCTTCCCGGATGCGAACGTTCGCTATGTCATAATACTGCTCGTTGAGCTCAATGCCGACGAACCTCCTGCCGGTGTTCATGCAGGCCACTCCGGTGCTGCCGGATCCCATGAAAGCATCCAGGACGATGCCGTCTGGTGGTGCTATCGCAAGAAGCCCCTCTAAGAGCTCCACGGGCTTCTCTGTCTGATGCTGTCTCTGCTTCGGGGCCACGATCGGTACCCGATACACTCCCGGCATGGCCTTGGTGCCCTTTGCCTTTTCCCAGTCGATCGGCATGTCACCGTTTGACGCCCACACGACGTACTCGCAGTCGTTACGGAAGCGCCCAGGCTGGTTTCTGCTGATGCCCTTGTCCCAGACGCAGATGCCTCTCCACACCCATCCGGCCATCTGCACTGCATCCGTCATGGCGGGGAGGTTTCTCCAGTCCACGAACATCTCGAGGATCCCCCCCCTCCTTCGTTTTCT